AATACAAAAACCTTAGATAATTTTGTAACCAATACAAAACAAGATTCTGAAGAAGTCAATGTAGCAAAAAAACTTATGCATATTTTAGGATTAGAAGAAACAAATGAGAACAAAGAAGAAACAGAAAGACCAATTAGAGTCCCCGGAAACAGAACTATCCATTGATAAATTGCCTACATCCTCGCATTATATTGATAATAAAAAATTTTATACTGCATTGGTTGAATACAAAAAATTGGTGGATGAAGCTGCAGCCGCAGGGAAAATACAGCCGCAGGTTCCTAATTATATAGGAGACTGTTTTATTAAAATATCCACACATTTATCCTATAAATCTAATTTTATAAATTATACTTTTAAGGATGACATGATAAGTGATGGAATAGAAAACTGCCTAACTGCAGTGGCAAAATTTGATCCTAGTAAATCCTCAAATCCTTTTGCCTACTATACACAAATTGTTTACTTTGCTTTTATTAGAAGAATACAAAAAGAAAAAAAACAGCAGGCTACAAAATATAAAATTATTGAAAATTTAGATATTGATAATATTATAACGCAGGAGCATGATAGCGGCGATTACTCTAATCAATTTATAGATTATTTAAAAAAGCAATTAGATCAAATTGATGCAGATAAAAGAATTATTCAAATGCCAAAAAAGAACAAATTAGCAGAGGAAGATGTACAGAATACACTAGACATTAATTGAAGATAACTATATAATATATTATAAGATAAGGTGAATAAATGAACAAAATTAAAGTATCAGAATTATTTTATTCAATACAAGGCGAGGGACGTTATATGGGCGTTCCTAGTGTATTTTTAAGAACGTTTGGTTGTAATTTTCGTTGTAAAAATTTTAATAGGAAATTACAAGACATACCTGCGGGGGAAAAAATAAACCCAGAAGTTGAACAAGTAATAAAGAATATTGGTAATTATAAAACTTTGAAGGATTTGCCTTTAGTTCGTACAGGTTGCGATAGTTATAATTCTATATATCCAGAATTTAAAAAATACGCTATAAATGATTCCATTGATGGTATTGTTGATGCCATTCTACGTTTGCTACCTCATGGTAAGTGGACAAGTGAACATCTGGTTATTACAGGAGGAGAACCACTTCTTGGCTGGCAAAAAGCATACCCGACGCTTTTATCGCACTCGGGCATGGTCGATCTACAAGAGCTTACGTTCGAAACCAACGGAACACAGGAACTAATACCTGAATTTTCCGAGTATTTAAAGACACACTGGCGCAAAGGTTGGGATCGTCTTACTTTTAGTATTAGTCCCAAGCTAAGTGTTAGCGGCGAAAGATGGGAAGATGCCATCAAACCAGAAATTGTTCTGCAGTATGAAGAACATGGTTATGCTTATTTAAAATTCGTTGTAGCCAATGAATTCGATGTTGCCGAAGCCGAAATGGCAGTCGAGTGCTACAGAGATCATGGATTTAAGGGTCCAGTATATCTAATGCCTGTTGGTGGTGTAGAATCTGTTTACGTCATGAATAATAAAAACGTAGCCTTGATGGCCATGAAAAAAGGCTGGCGTTATTCAGACAGACTTCAGGTGCCATTGTTTAAAAATGAATGGGGAACATGATGAAAATTGTAGACCGAGGTGGATTTAAAATGTATGTTCTTATAGGAGACTGTAAAGCTCCAGATGAAACTAAAGTGCTTCATTTCATACGAGAAGAAATTGATAGTAAAGAAAATATTCTAATTAGAAATACATATGAATTTTTTATGAACAAAGATGAGATAAAAAAATTGGCAAAGGTATTAAATGACTATGAATAAATTAGTTGAAGAAGCACCATACCATCCTGGTTATGAATGCGCAGTATTTGAAAGACCCATGAGTGAAGTGATTCGAGAAAGATTAACGCAAAACAATTCTAGATTTTTCGCCAATGATAATATTTCAGCATGTATAAAGCATGAGCATGAAATAGATGCACTTGTTGAAGAAGTAGCAGAGCAGTTTCAAGGAGTACTTCGTTCTTTAGTTATTGATACAAAGAACGATCATAACACTCAAGACACAGCTCGTCGTGTTGCTAAGATGTTTGTAAAAGAAACATTTAGGGGTCGTTATGCGAATCCGCCTAAAGTTACAGCATTTCCTAATGTGACTGAGTATGATGAATTGTATGTAACAGGTCCAATTACTATTAGGAGCACATGTGCCCATCATTTTCAAAACATTGTTGGTAAAGCCTATATTGGCGTATTTCCGGGGAAGAATGTTATCGGCCTTAGTAAATTTAATCGTATCACGGATTGGATTGCTTCTCGTCCGCAGATTCAGGAAGAAATGACCGTACAGATTGCTGATGCTATTGAAAGTGAAACGCAGGCCGATGGTGTTGCTGTACTAGTGCAGGCCGAGCATCATTGCATGACTCACAGAGGAGTTAAGGAACATGAGTCAGACATGACTACTTCTGTTATGAGAGGAGCATTTAGAAATGATCCTCATCTTAAACAAGAATTTTTTAGTATTATTCATAAAATGAAATGAAACTTTACGATAAAAGAATAGCATTTTGCATTAGCGACCAGCATTTAGTCGCACACGGGGGAATTGGTCAATTTGCCAAAGGCTTTACTGAGATGGCAAAAAATCTCAGATGGAAGGTTGATATTATCATGGATAAGGCCCCAACCGGGGGTTTTAGTTCCATAGTAGAGGGGTTCGGCGCATCTTTAGTTTATCCATCAAATTCAAATTCTTATTCAGAGCATACTGGCACGTTTGCATTTTCAGATTCAATAAATTTTGAAAAGATCATTAATTTTAGAAGAGCATTAATGATTGCGTTTTCTAAAAATTTTTATGATATGGTTATTTGCAATTCCATGGAATCTATGCCTGCGGCATTCGCATTAGATTTAGGTAGAAATATACCAGTCGTGTTTTATACTCATGAAGAGTCTATGGTATTTAGAGATACCAGAAAATTTAAAGGTGTATTTACTGAAAGTTGCAATGAATTTTTTATTAGACTAATGACAGTAGACCATGCCTTTGTTGGTACTCAATCCCCTCGTAATGTAGATGAATTAAAATCGAATGGATGTAACCATGCTATTCTGTTGCCAATGCCTATGTCCGAACGAGAACTACTTGAACCATATAATGGGGAGAAGTCTGGAGTATTATACATTGGTAGATGGGAAGAACGTAAAAACCCTGAAGCATTTCTTAAGGTAATAAAAGAGACAGGCCTGCCTGCAAAAATTATTACTAATAGTAATGGTAAGAAAAAATTTGAAGCAAGATTAGCTGAACTAGGTATTACTAATTTTGAAATGAAGGCGGGAATTGTAGGGAAAGAAAAGGTAGATTTTATTCGATCCTCAAAGGTTCATTTCAACCCATCTCTCAGAGAAAATTATCCATTTACATTCTTTGAGTGTCTTGGGCATATGCCTTGCGTAGTATTAGATAAATCTGAATGGGTAACCAATTTTAGTAAAGAATTGTATACTAGAGTTTCCATTGATAAAGCTGGAGAAGCAATTAAGGCACTATATAATTCAAATGCAGGTGGCGCTTTAGAATATGTAAAAGAACTTGACATTAATACTGCTGAAAAATGGGTAGACTTTTTAGATAATTACAAATCAAGTTCAATATCTAATTCTGATGCGGCGAAAATAAACGAATATACTACTGTAAAATACTTAGATTTTATTAAAGATTTAAATAGAAAAAATTTGGCTATAGAAGATATAAAAAGTGTATTGACAAACAAGCATAAGTATAATATAATTTATACTGATGAGCATACTTATCTATCAAAAGAAAAGCATTTTGTTCCCCGAGAAGAAAACACTAAAGGAAGCTTAGAGGATTTATTTGCATAATCTTGATTTGTGGGCGTTGGATATTTTAAGTTTATGCTCTGCGGAAAAAGAACCAACCCCCGCTTTAAAACCAATAGAAAGATAATAATCCAATTCGTCAGTTCTAATCATCTTTTTAGTTTTAAGAATGGGGCAATGTACCCACTTAGTATTAGCATTTTTGTTTTTCCAAATAGAAAGATCCAATGATTTATACTCATCTGAATCTTTTTTTACCAATATTTTTTCGTTAGTGATAGTGTTAAAAAGTAAAATTTTACCTTTATTAGCTTTACTAAGTTTTTCTTTGATAAGAGGATTATGAGAATTATTATAAAATCCGGTTTTATTTTTTATAGTTTCTCGATATTTTACCATAAAAGATTCACTTTTCATATGATGGTCGACACCATATTTTTTTAAAGATGTTTGTTTACGTTTTTCTTGATATTGTGTATTCCTAAATTTTTTAGTATTTTTAATTTTTTCTTGTATCCCAGGAATTTTATTTGGATTATCTACACCATACTTTTTAAGCATAAATTGTTTATATTCCTCAGTACCATATACAAATAAATGATTATTGTGTCCATTAAACCAATTATCTGAATTAGCACAATCATTTATTTCTAGAAAAGATTTCTCATATTCATATGGATGTAGACCATCGCAATTAGAATCAGTTCTAAGAATATCGAAAGACTTTATTCCTTCAGTTTTTATGATATTTTTAATTTTATTACTATGAGTTTTGTATGTTACTAGTAGATCATCTGGATGACAATTCTTACCCCATCTTGAACCAGCATACATTTTGCCGGTGGAAATGTGGCGAATAATATAGAAATATGGAATACGTTGGTTCATTTTTTCTTGACCTATATATAAAAAGATGTTAAACTTAGACTGGGACAGCAAGAACTTGACCTCTTGTTGGGAATTGTTCGAGCAATTCCCTAACCAGCCAATATTATTTATAAAAAAGCGGTTTTTGTAATGCAAAAGAAACAAAAAATCTTCGAGTACACAATTTCTGGCCCGGCATATCTTCGCCTAGGGGCGGACCAATGCAACGATCCAGAGACTCTTGATATGATTAATAGTCTTATTCTTAAGACTTGCCATAATCAAAATAATCATACGTTCTCTCTTTTATATAATGGGTTTACTGAAAAGAATTTTGGACCTAAACTTCAAAAATATAGGCCAGCAGTTAAACAAATTCATGCTGACTCTGGTGGACTACAAATAATCACTAGGGGATTACAAAATACACCTGAGATTAGAGATAAGGTTTACACCAATCAAGGAACATACGCGGATATAGGTATGGCATTTGATGAAATTCCTGTTAAGGCAACACGGGATGGAAAATCCTCTAAAATTGATACGAAGCGTAGATATTTTGATAGAGAAAATTTTGATGCGTATGCTACACAGACTGGTAAGAATGTCAGAGCACAGATTGAGAAATTTATTGAACTAAAATCTATTTGCAGGCCATTCGTTATTATGCATGGTGCTTCCCATCAAACATATCAACAATGGGCGGAAACGATTCTTCGAGAAGTATCTGAACCATTACATGATAGAATAGGTGGAGTAGCCATGGGGTCAGCTGCTCTAGGTATGGGACAATTAGAAGATGTGAAACGAGCATTTTATGTAACATTAATGCCGTTTAGCAGACCTTTTCATCTTCACGTTCTAGGAGTAGGTGCTCTTAGGCGCATGCTACCTTATATTCTTTTTAGTCAAACGGGGTTGTATGATGAGATTGATTTATCTTACGATTCTACTACTCATTCTATGTCTCTTGATAATGGTTTATTCTACTTTTCTCACTATAAAAAGTCACCAGGATCTGCTTATGGAGGCACATCAGTTAAGATGGGAAGGGAATACTCTAACATCTATAGAACAGTTACAGAAGAAATCAATTCAGTATGTGGGACAGAGTATACGCCCGAGGAATATCACAAGTTAATGAATAAACAAGTTACCGCATACTTGGAAGAAGGCGGCAAATTTATTGATATTATGCGTGCTAGATTATCATTTATTCTTACCAATGTTCATAACTTTACTAAAGATGTATCAGAATTAACTCAATCTAAAGATCAATTTTTGAAATTTGCAAGAGATAAGGATTGTGAAAATCAATATGCTTCATTATTTGACATAAAGAATTTAGATGATTTTCTACATTGGGAAAAAGAAGTCGGAAAATTTATGGATTCAGAATCGGTAGTTGATAAACCACCTTCATCATTAGAGGATTTATTTACATGATTATTAAACAAGACGTTAGACCTCGTACAGAAACATTTATTAAGATTCGTGCAGAGTTTGAAGGCTATCATAGATATCCTATTGCGAGCCAAATTGATCCTCGTATTGCATTTCTTGAAAATGAACATAGGCATATGTTTAAAGTTGAGGTAAAAATTTCAGTATCTCACCTTGACAGGGAATTAGAATTCTTTTTAGTTAAATGGGCATTGCAAGATTTTATTAAAGGCGGCAATATGAATCACAAATCTTGTGAGATGATTGCCACAGATATTCTAGAGCAACATCTTATTCCTAAATATGGTCAAAGGTACTATGAGATTGTTGTATCAGAAGATGGTGAGTCTGATGGCATTGTTGAATATTTTCCAGGATAATTATGCGTAAATTATGGTATTGCGGTTTAGAGCCGTATGAGGGCAGATACACTTTACAGCTTCAGCAATGGAGTGAGGCTGTATTTAAGCGACGTGGTATTAACTACGAGGTAATTCATGGTGAACTATTAGATACATCCAAGTCTATCGTAACAGGGCAGGTGTTAGATGCGCATGGTCGTAGTTATTATTCTTTGACTCAGATGGCTAAACTTGTGGCAAAGATGAAGGCCGGTGAAGTAACTTGGGAAGATACTATTTTCTTTGAGGATATGTTTACTCCAGGTATGGAAGCTTTACCCTATATTATGGATCAAACAACTACAGAGTTTAGGCCTCAAATTTGGGTTAGATGCTTAGCTCAGACAATTGATCCTGATGACTTTTTGCATGTCTGGGACATGCAAGATTGGATGCGAAACTATGAACATATGATTAATCATTTTGTAACAGGGGTTCTAGCATCTAATGAAGAAATGGTAGCACATATGAAGATTGCAGGTTGGAATGTTCCGATCTACAATATTTCTGGTCTCGCTTTTGGTAAAGAAGAAGTACAATCTCGAGTACCTAATAGAAAAAATTTCTTTGATCGTAAACGACGTGTTTGCTTTGCTGCGAGATTCGATCAGGAAAAACAACCCGGATTTTTTATGGATTTAGTCGAGAGAGTAACAAATTATACTAATACTGAATTCTGTGTATTATCTGGTGGACCATTACGTAGTAATGATGATGGGTATTTAGAACGTGCTAGAAATTTAGAAGCTCAAGGTAAATTAAAAATATATGAGAATCTAAAGAAAAACGAGTATTATGAAATACTAGCAGATAGTAGAATTTTATTTAATTGTGCTTTACAAGATTGGGTATCAAATACAGCCTCAGAAGCAGATGCACTTGGCACAAATTGTTTATATCCTGCTTATAGAAGTTTTCCAGAATCTTTTGCCAATGATTCGGAATGTTTATATATTCCTTGGTCAATTGAAGATGCAGAAAGAAAACTAATTCATTTACTTAATAATCTAAGAACAAATCTAGGTAAAATGTCAGATTGGACTAATGGCACCATTGATCGTTGTATAGATATTATGATAGATAATCAGACAGGTGAAAAATGGTATAGAGGCAATAATAGGTATAGAAATTATGTCCCACAATCTAAATTCTAAAAATGTAGTTGTTACTGGTGCTGCTGGTTATATTGGAGGCATCACTTGCATAGAGTTGAAAAGAAAAGGTTATAATGTTTTTGGAGTAGATAAGAGATATACCTCGCATTTAGATAAATATTATGATGAGTTTTATCAAGGTGATTTCATAGATTACAAGTCTTTTCTTTTATTAAAAAAAGCAAATCCTACTACTATTATTCATTGTGCCGGATCAAGTTTAGTTGATCCAAGTTTTATTTCGCCTGGAACATATTTTGATAATAATATAGCAAAGACAAACAGATTACTTGATTTTATAAAAGATGAATTGATAGCAACTAAATTTATTTTTAGTAGTAGTGCTGCAGTTTATGGTAATTGGAGTAGAGAGCCATATAGAGAATATAATGATACCTTTCCCGTTTCTCCATATGGAGAAACTAAACTGATGGTAGAAAAAATTCTTAGTTGGTATCATAAAATTTTTGGTCTAAAGTATGTCTCATTACGATATTTCAATGCTTGTGGTGCAGATTTTGAATCTATTCACGGACAAGAACCAGGAGCATCGCATATTTTTGCTAAATTATTTGAATGCGCTTTAAATGATACTGCTTTTACCTTATATGGTTCTAACTATCACACCAAAGATCAAACATGTATTAGAGATTATCTACATGTATCGGATATAGCCGAAGCTCATATACAATGTATTGAAAATGATACTGTGGGTATATATAATTTAGGCACTTTAAAAGGTACATCAAATTTAGAATGTTTAGAACAAGTAGAAATTTTTTTAAATAAAAATATAGTTGTTAATGTTGCCCCTAAAAGAGAAGGCGATCCAGCAATATTAATTGCTGATCCCACTAAATTTCAGATAGCTACTGGTTGGAAAGCACAAAGATCCATGGCTATGATTGTAAAAAATTTGCACCAATGGTATCAATCCGATATCTTTAAGAAATTAAATAAGCGGTCTTAAGACGCTCATCCCGCTTTATAAATTCTGCGTGTCATCAAACTTACTCCGAGAGGCAAGAGATGGCTTATATCAATTTACCACATCCATACAAATACGTTAGTACAAAAGAATACCATGATGCATTTCCCTGCGCATATAGACAATGGAGAGCAGATAGTCATTGCAATATGATTCATGGTTATAGCTTTAGTATGAAGTTTTACTTCGGAACTGATGACCTAGATGTTCGTAACTGGGCAGCAGACTATGGCGGACTTAAAGAACTAAAGAAAATTCTTGAAGATCAGTTTGACCATACTCTACTAGTTGCAGAGGACGATCCTGAACTAGAAACATTTAAACTATTACAAGAAAAGAAAATGGCTAAGCTAACTATTTTGCCTAGATTAGGATGTGAAGGGTTAGCTGATATGCTCTATAGATATGTCAACGGAGTTTATATTCCAGATATGTGGGGTCCAGGTGAAGCAGAAAGATTATGGTGTTTTAGAGTAGAAGTAAGGGAAACACAATCTAATATGGCATATAGAGAAGGACACAGACATTGGAATGAAATACTTATCTAATAATGATTAAATTCTATAAACAAATCATATCTAAACAAAACGCAGAGGAAATTTATCATTCCTTTATGCCGTTAGTTATGAATAATTTTAATTTATATTCTGAAGCAGATACGCCGGCTATACGTGTAGATGGGACGGGAAGAGGAGCAGGAACTTTAAATTTTCCCACAACATTGAATGAAATCGAAAATATAAAAAATAAAGTAGAAGCAGATTTTGGTGATCAATATAAATTTACCCATTCTTATTTAAGATTATATCCCAATGACAGTGTACTGCACCCCCACATAGATAGAAAAGGTTTAGATTTGACTCTATCGGTAAATATATATTCTTCTGATAATACCTATTGGCCACTAGTAATTAGTAATAAATGTATGCCCCCCGAGGAAGAAACCGAAGCTTCTGCTGTAGGGGATGAAAAGGAAAGTTATATTTTATTGAAAGATTATTTTAAAGATTCTATAGAGTACAATTTTAATATTGGAGATGGTGCTTGTTGTACAAGAGAACATCCACATTGGAGACCATTTTATAATATGTCTTTCGAGGGAGATCATTATGTTCAGTGTTTTTATCATTGGAAACTTAAATGAAAATTGCAATAGTTGGTGCAGGTATAGCAGGTATTACTGCTGCTTATTTCTTAAGTAAAAAAGGTTACAATATTACCGTATTTGAAAAAGAAAGATATGCTGCAATGAAATGTTCATATGCTAACGGGGGACAAATATCTGTATCTAACTCTGAAGTTTGGAATACGTGGCCTAATATTAAAAAGGCTATCAAATGGGTTGGTAAAAAAGATGCTCCCCTTTTACTTAGACCAAATTTGAATTGGAAAAAAGCATTTTGGCTTATTAAATTCTTGGCTAGTACTGTCAAGAATGACCATGAATTACGAACCATTGAAACAATTAAAATGGGCGTTGCTTCAAGGAGATTATATAATACAATAAGAATGCAGGAAAAATTAGATTTTGATTATAAAAAATGTGGTATAATGCATATCTATAAAAATCCTGAATATTTTAGACATGCAGTTGAGATGAAGGACATCTATGAATCTTATGGGTGTTCATGGGTTATTAAGACTTCTAATGAATGTTTAGAAATTGAGCCAAGATTATATCATTTACACAAGTCTGGGTTAGTTGGTGGCATTTGGACTGAGGAAGATTCTGTGGGTGATATACACAAATTTTGCACTCAATTAGAAGCAGTCCTAGCTAAGAAGTACAAAGTTGATTTTAGGTATAATACAGAAATTAAAAAAATAGATGCACTTTATGATTTTGACAAAATTGTTATTGCGAATGGATCTGATACTTGTAGTCTAGCTATGGATCACGATGTTTGTGTTTACCCTGTTAAGGGATATAGTATAACCATTGAGGGTGCTAGAGGTTCCCCATCTGCATCTATATTAGACGATGAAGCTAAAATAGTTTGTTCTAGGCTGGGTGATAGACTAAGAGTAGCTGGTACTGCTGAAATCGGTGACCACAATTTAGATATTACTAGATCAAGAATTACTCCTCTACTTAAATGGGTCAAAGATAATTTTCCGCAAGTAAACACTGCAGAATATTCTCAATGGGCTTGTCTACGTCCTATGTCGCACGATATGATGCCAATTGTTAGACAATCCTCGATCAATCCAAAAATCTATTATCATACTGGGCATGGGCATCTCGGTTGGACTCTGGCTCCTGCGACAGCAAAACAATTATCTGAACTAATATGAATTGTCCTGTTCTCAAATAACTTAAGATTATATCTTGAAAGGAGGTCGTATGAAGATTTGTCTTTTAGGCGACACACATTTTCGGTGTACGTAATGATTCAAAGTCTTTTCATAAATACTATGAAAAATTTTATAACTATTTGTTTAATTATTTAGAAGAACATGATATAGATCAGATTATACAACTAGGTGATTTATTTGACAGACGAAAATATATTAATTTTTTAACACTTTCTGAATCTAAAAGATATTTCTTCGATATTATTAAAAATAAGAATATAAAATTAACTGCATTGCTCGGCAATCATGATATCTTTTGGAAAGAAAGTGTTAGTGTAAATTCTCCTAATCTTTTACTTGATAGTTATACCACACTCAATATTGTAAATTTCCCAAAAACTATAGTTATTAATGGTATTGCTATTGATATTATACCATGGATATGTAAAGAAAATGAGGAAGAAATCTTTAAGTTTATAGAGGGTTCCTCATCAGATATTTGTATGGGACATTTTGAATTGGCAGGATTCGATATGATGAAAGGTATTCCGAGTCATGAAGGAAAAGACGCAACATTTTTGAGTAAATACAAACAAGTTTTTAGTGGGCATTATCATACCGCATCTTCTAAAGGAAATATTCATTATTTAGGAACACCATATGAATTAACGTGGATGGATTATGGAGACACTAAAGGATTTTATATTTTGGATTGCGAATCCTTAGAAATAGAATTTATTAAAAACGAATTAACAATGTTCGAGAAAATATATTATAATGATACTGAAGATTTAAAACTGCAGTATGATAATCTAGAAGATAAGTTTATAAAGTTAATTGTAGTAAATAAAACTGATTATAAACAATTTGATGGAGTCATTGAGGAAATTTATAAAAGAAATCCGATTGAATTAAAAATTATTGAGGATCTTTCTGAATTTGAAAATTCAGCAGTTGATGAAAATTTAAATTTAGAAGACACAATGACATTATTGTCTGAATATGTAGATGGTCTAGAAACAGATGCGGATAAAATAAGATTAAAAACTTTGCTTAGAGAGTTGTATGTGGAAGCACATGATTACGAGGAAACATGATTCATTTCAAGATAATACGATGGCGAAATTTTTTATCAACTGGAAATCATTTTACTGAGGTGCAATTAAATAATAATTCCACCACACTGATTATAGGTGAGAATGGTGCAGGTAAAAGCACAATTCTAGATGCGATATGTTTTGGTTTATTCGGTAAAGCATTTAGAAACATTAATAAACCCCAATTAATAAATTCTATTAATCAAAAAAATTGTATTGTTGAAATTGAATTTAAAATAGGTAAAAAGGAATATAAAATAATAAGGGGAATGAAACCTGGTATTTTTGAGATCTACCAAGAAAATAATTTAATAAATCAAGATGCAGCAGTAAAAGATTATCAAAATTACTTTGAAGATAAAATTTTAAAATTAAATTATAAATCTTTTACTCAGATAGTCATTTTAGGTTCCGCTTCTTTTACTCCCTTTATGCAATTGGCGCAAGGAACTCGACGCGAAGTGATTGAGGATATTCTAGATATACAAATTTTCAGTGTTATGAACAATATTCTTAAACATAGAATATTAGAAACAAAAGAAAAAATTAGAGAAATAGAAACTAGAATAGAACTAGATAAACAAAAGGTAAAACTGCAGCAGGATTACATCAAGCAACTTGAAGAAGATAAAAAGAAAAGACATGACGATATTCAACTTACAATCAGCGAAACTTATGAAGGCATCAAACTCCTTGAAGAAAAGATTGAATGCCTCTCAGGAGAACTCGGAACTTTATCGAATTCGATTGAGGATGATAACGAGATCTCTAAGCGAAGAACAGAAATGGTTACTCTTTATAAATCATTGCAAATTAGAATTGAAAAAATCACAGATGAGATCGTGTTTTACGAAGAGCACGATACGTGCCCGACTTGTACTCAGATTTTATCTAGTGAACTTAAGGAGACTGCAATCGGTAAACATGCACATAAGAAAGAAGAAATCTGTACTGCAGTTGATACGCTTAACAACAAAATCCAAGAGCTTGAAACTAGAGCTAATGAAATCTTTGCCGCCAAACAAAAAATACTTGAAATACAAACCGAAATAACAAAATATAATACTGAGATAATTGGAGGTCAAAATTATATACGAAAACTTAAAAAGGAAATGGATGATTTCTCAAACAATCAAACTAGTACAGAAGAAGCCAAGATACAATTAAAAACTATAGCAAAACAAGTAGTAGAGGCAGCAGAAAACAGAGGTAAACTTAAAGAAAATTCTTTTTACTTGGATGCTGCCTCTTCTTTACTCAAAGATACCGGCATCAAAACTAAAATTATTAAGCAGTACTTGCCTGTTATTAATAAATTGGTAAACAAATATTTGTCAGCAATGGACTTTTTCGTATCGTTTGAATTGGATGAAGCATTTAATGAAACTATCAAATCAAGGCATCGTGATGATTTTAGTTATGCATCTTTTAGTGAAGGTGAAAAGCAAAGAATAGATTTAGCTTTATTATTTACGTGGCGCACTATAGCTAAAATGAAAAATAGTGCATCTACTAATTTATTATTATTGGATGAAGTATTTGATAGTAGTCTAGATTCAAATGGTACAGATTTTGTTATGAATCTTTTAAATACATTGGGGGATGATGTCAATGTATTTGTTATATCACATAAGGGAGATCAGCTATTGGATAAGTTTGACAATGTAATAAAATTTGAAAAGCATCAAAATTTTTCTAGGATAATTTAATGAAATTAGATTATAAACTAGTAGATGAACATGATGTAGTTCTAAGAATTGCTCCTGCAAAATTTTTATTTAATCAAAATATTAGTGTTGCAAAGGAGATGGCGGATAAACTTTATGAAACTATGATAGAGCAGAAAGGCATAGGACTATCAGCAAATCAGGTTGGGATAGGAATGCAGTTTTTTGTTATGGGATATGGCGAAAGTCGAAGAAATATCTTTAATCCTGTAATTTTAGAAAAATCCGAGGATGAAGTTCTTTTTAAAGAGGGATGCTTAAGTTTTCCTGGACTTTTTTTAAACATTAAAAGACCCTCTTGGATTAAAGTTAAATATCAAAATGAAATTGGGGAAAGTAAAGAGGAAATTTTTACCGGTATTACAGCCAGGGTGTTTCTTCATGAATACGACCACATGCAAGGTGAAATTTTTACAGAAAAGGTTTCCCGTATTAAATTAGATCTGGCAAAAAAGAAAAGAGCAAAGATTTTAAAACGATTAATTATAGATGTATCTACTCAGGCAATTAACGAGGCACGATTAAATGTCAAATAATATTTTGCAAGAATATGACAATTATGATTTTGGTTTTACTGCCATAGATTCAGAAGAATCTACACAAGAAAAAACTATAATTAATACTAAGGAAATAGTGCAACCGGTAAACGAAGAATTGGAAAAAATAAAGGTATTAGTTTTAGACATTCATTCAAAAATGGATATATTGGAAGAAATTATTAAAGCAGGTACAGGAAATAATTTTAATATAGATGAGTATAAAAAATTAGTTGACCAAGATTTAAAAGAAAAATTAAAAAAACTAGAAGGTCTTATCTTGCCTCTTCTATTGAATTTAAAGAAAAATCCTAGTAAGGACACAATAAAGTGGCCTAATAGAGAACCTATTATTGATGCCCAGATAGCCAAAATACTTGCTATAACTAGACCAAATTTGTAAAATATTGAAAATAAAGGTTTTATGATTGCTTGACAGGTAATACTTCCTATTATATAATAAGGTATATTAAAGGAGTAGGTATGTCTATTGCAAATATATCCAACACCAAATCAGTTCTTGCTAAACTATTGGCGCAAGAAAATCTTACTGTAGAACATCGAAAAGTACATACAGCGATGTTTGATCCAATAAATCGTGTTCTTACTCTTCCTATTTGGCGAGAGATGTCCTCGGATTTGTATGATTTATTGGTTGGCCATGAGGTCGGTCATGCTTGGGAAACTCCCCCTAAAGGTTGGCACAATGCTATTGAGGAAAAAGGAAGAGGATTCAAATCTTTTCTTAATGTTGTAGAGGATGCTCGTATTGAAAAACGTATAAAAAATCGATATCCTGGTCTTAGAGGCCCATTTTATAAGGCATACAAAGAACTTATGGAAAGGGATTTCTTTGGTGTAAAAGAAAGACCAGTTACGAGTCTGCAACTTATAGACAGAATTAATCTACACTATAAGATTGGACATTTTTTGAATATACCTTTCAAAACCGAAGAAAAACATTTTTTAGATAGGATGGATAATCTTCAAACTTGGGATGATGTGTATCAACTGGCATCAGAGTTATATCAATATTCAAAAGAACAACCTACTACTTCTTTCGATGATATGTTTTATAGTGAAGATTTATCTGGAGAGGAAGAATATTCTGAAGAGTATGAAGATACAGATAATGAGGGGAATGAAGAATTGCCTGATAGATCAGGGGGATGCGATTTTGATCCCGAGTCTCTGACCGATAGAAATTTTAGAGAAAACGAGTCCAAATTACTCTCCGGTGAAATCTATCCATACGTATATGCGTATCTACCAGAATTTGATTATAAAGATTTCATTATTGATTATAAAAAATTATATTCTAAAACTGATTTCTCATCCTTTGATAACTATGAGGAAATTGTAAAACTCAATTTCTCATCTATAGGATCTTCTAATCTTGAATTATTAAAAAAGGAAAGTTTAACTTTTAATGAGGGTACTTTAATACTAGAATATAAGGAAAAGAATCATAAGTTTATTATGTATCTGGTAAAAGAATTTGAACTCAAAAGAAATGCTGCACAATATGCCAGAGCATCTGTTTCTAAAACTGGTGAATTAGATGTTGATAAAGTATGGTCTTATAAACTAAAGGAAGATTTATTTAAACGTGTAACTAAAATACCAAATGGTAAAAATCACGGCATGGTAATGTTTGTTGATTGGTCGGGCTCTATGAGCAATAATATGGAGTCTACTCTTGAACAAACTTTAGTGTTGGCAGATTTTTGCAGAAAAGTTAAAATACCTTTTGAAGTGTTTGCATTCACTGATACTAGAAAATCTCTTCTATTTAATTTAGATAGCAATTCGAATACTAATAAAGTTGATTCATATAAATTTTCAAGCTTGCCTAAAGATTTGTATGTAGATTCTTTTAATTTTTCTTTAATGAATTTACTTTCTTATCGAATGTCAAATCAAGATTATAGAAAAGCTCAAATTAGATTATTACAAATTGGTAGAATTTATGAAAAAAATCGTAATTTATCTTACGATGAAAGATTTATACTACGAGGAAGACAAGGTTGTATCCCCGACGGATGGTCCTTGAGTGGCACACCTTTAAATGAAACAATTATTGTTGCCACAAGATTTGTAGAAGCCTTTAAAACTGCATGCAAACTAGATGTTGTGAATACCATTTTTCTAACAGATGGAGATGGTTCTCCCATGAATACTATTTTTACAGAAAATGGTAGAAATAGTATGAAACATGTAGCGGGCCATTTTAAATATAATCTAGTTCTTAAAGATAGAAAAACAGGAATAACAGTATTTGCAAAGCCAGAAGAGCAAACAACATCTGCTCTTCTTAGAATGCTTAAGCTAATTGCCAATACGAGATTAGTTGGTTACTATATAATGGAGTCTAGTCCTAGATATAGTATCAATTATTTAGCGCGCCAATATGGGCAGGAATTGAATTTAGATGATGTTATGAAAAATATGAGAAAAAATAAATACTTTTTACTAGAAGGAACTGGGTACGATAGCTATTTTCTAGTATCTGGAAAGGATTTGAAAATTTTGGACAATGAATTGGATGTTAAATCTGATAATACCAAAAAAGAGGTAATTAAAGAATTCATTAAGTTTCAAAAGAATAAAATTTTGAATAGAATTCTTCTTAATAATTTTATTGACAAGATTGCTTGACATTCTAATCAAATTAATTTAAAATTTAATTTTAGTGGAGCTATATTATGAAATTTTCTGAAACACACAAAACTAGTATTCTCGAATCACTTAAACAAGTATTTGGTTCAACTGTTGAACGTAAACAACTTATTAAATATTTTAAAGATAAAAATGAATCTGTCCCCAACTGGTTAGTAAACGGTGAAGAATACCGAGTAAGTAAGGGGGTAATTGGTTTTAATCTTGATGGTGCCAACAATGTGACAAACGATATCGCTCAGCCTGCACTATCTGCATCCGTTATACCTATGAAACAAAAGAAAATGTTACAAGATGTGGATAATCTTATTCCAGACAAAGATGAAACTTATGTACCGTTTGGTTTCTTCAAAGATTTAGAAATGATTATTAGACAGGGATTATTTTATCCTGTCTTTATTACTGGTCTAACTGGTAACGGTAAGACTACTATGGTTGAACAAGTTTGTGCGAAGTTAAAACGAGAATGTCTTCGTATCAACATTAGTATTGAAACAGATGAGGACGATCTGGTTGGAGGAAATACTTTAGTTGATGGTAATGTTGTATTTCGTGAAGGCCCTGTCATTACAGCAATGAGAAGGGGAGCAGTTTTGCTTATTGATGAGATTGATCGAGGTAGTAATAAATTAATGTGCATTCAAGGTATTTTAGAAGGCAAACCTTTCTTTCTTAAGAAAACAGGGGAAATAGTTTATCCTTCTAAAGGATTTAATGTAATTGCGACTGCTAACACCAAAGGGCGAGGAACAGATGATGGAAAATACATTGCAGCACAGATTTTAGATGATGCTTTTCTTGAGCGATTCCCCGTAACTGTTGAACAGGAATATCCTACACCGGTAATAGAACGCAAAATTATTATCAATAATATGCAAACTGCAGAGTGTACTGATGAGGATTTTGCAGATAAATTAGTAAACTGGGCTGAGGTAATTCGTAAAACTTTTATGGAAGGAGCAATTGATGAATTGATTTCCACAAGACGCCTAGTACACATTGTAAAAGCTTTTGCAGTATTTAATGATAGGCAAAAGGCAATTAATCTTTGTATTAATAGATTTGATAGCGATACAAAGACTGCTTTTATGGATTTATATAGTAAAATGGATAATAAATCCTCGACTGAGAATATTCCAACTGAGCAAGAAATAAAAATTGATGAAGAAATTCCTTTCTAATTAGAATAACTTTTATAAAAGGGGCACACACTGTGCCCCTTTACTGTTTATAAATATAAGAATATTATTATTTTATTATAGGACTTGAAATGAAAAAAGCTCTTATCACCGGCATAACTGGGCAAGATGGGTCATATCTAGCAGAGCTGCTTTTACAGAAGGGTTACGAAGTACATGGTGTTATTCGTAGATCTTCTAGTATCAATACGAGTCGTATAGATCATATCTACTACAATAAAAATCTCAAGTTACACTATGGCGATGTTACTGATTCTTTGTCTTTAATGACGATTCTAAAACAATATCCTGTTCAAGAAATTTATAATTTAGCCGCACAAAGCCATGTAAAGGTTTCTTTTGAAACCCCCGAATATACTGGTCATGTAGATGCGTTAGGTACTCTTAAGATTTTGGAATCGATAAGACTTCTTGGTTTGGAAAAAGATGTTAAAATTTATCAAGCATCTACTTCTGAATTATATGGATTGGTTCAAGAAATACCTCAGAAGGAAACCACTCCTTTTTATCCTCGTTCCCCATATGGTGTTGCTAAACTATATGCCTATTGGATAGTTAAAAATTATAGAGAAGCTTATGATATGTTTGCTTGTTCTGGTATTTTGTTTAATCATGAATCACCGAGAAGGGGACACACATTTGTTACTCAAAAAATTGTTCAAGGATTAAAGGCAATTCAGCAGGGCAAAACAAATCAACCTATTTTAATGGGAAATTTGAATGCTAAAAGAGATTGGGGGCATGCTAAAGATTATGTGAATGCTATGTGGCTCATGCTTCAAAGAGATAAACCAGAAGATTTTGTTATTGCTACTGGTAAGATGTATTCAGTTAGATTTTTTGCAGAATTGGCAGCTTCCTATTTTAACATGAACATTGAATGGGAAGGCGTGGGCCTAAATGAAGTAGGGATAGATACGATTTCAGGTAGAAAAGTTATTGCCGTAGATAAAAAATATTTTAGACCTGCAGAAGTAGAGCAATTACTCGGTGACTCATCTAAAGCTAGAGAAGTTTTAGGATGGAAACCAGATCATGATATCTTCTCATTAGCTGAGGATATGTGCCTTAATGGATAAAAATAGTAAAATATATGTGGCAGGGAATGGTTTAGTTGGTTCGGCTTTGGTAAGAAAATTACGTAGTGAAGGATATCATAATTTTGTTACTGTAGCTAAATCTTCTGTTGATTTGCGAAACCAAGAAGAAGTTGATACTTACTTCAAATACACTAGACCAGAATATGTTTTTCTAGCAGCCGCAAAGGTTGGAGGCATTAATTACAATAAAACAGTTCCTGCGGAATTTATCTATGACAATTTAATGATACAATCCAATGTTATAGATGCAGCATATCGATATAAAGTAAAAAAATTATTATTTTTAGGTTCTTCTTGTATTTATCCTAAAATTACTGAGCAGCCAATCAAAGAGGAGTATCTCATGTCTGGCAAATTAGAACCTACTAATGAGGGGTATGCCTTAGCTAAAATAGCTGGTCTAAGAATGTGCGAATATTATACTAGACAGTATGGTTTTAACACTATAAGTTTAATGCCAGCAAATTTATATGGTCCCAACGATAACTTCAATCCAGATCGATGTCATGTTATTCCCGGGATGATTACTAAATACTATAATGCCAAGGTAAACAATGAGCCGGGTATAGTTGCTTGGGGCGATGGTTCTCCTAAAAGAGAATTCTTATATTGTGATGATTTGGCGGATGCTTGCGTGTTTCTAATGAATAACTATGATAGTCCCGATATTATTAATGTGGGAAGTGATATTGAAATAACTATTAAAGATTTAGTTAAAATTATTCAAAATGAGATAGGCTATACGGGGAAGGTATTTTGGGATACTAGTTTACCTAACGGATCGCCAAGAAGGAAAATGGATTCCAGTAAATTATTTGGTATGGGGTGGAAACCTAAAGTGTCGTTTGAAGAGGGCCTGGTAAGAACAATCAAATGGTTTAAAGAGAACAAAGTATGAACAATAAAAGATGGCCTCTGATGGGTGAGACTATCACTGTGGGTGACAGAATTAAAATGGCATATTTTTGTTTAACTGCTAAAAGATTTACATATGGTGAAAAAGTAAAAGAGTTTGAAAATAAATGGAGTGAATGGTTAGCAGAGAATACACTTAACAATCATAAATCTATATATGTATCCAATGGTAGTACTGCTAATTTTCTTCTTGTTGCAGCTGTTATAGATAAGTATAGATTAAAAAGGGGCGATAAAGTATTACTGCCTGCCTGTACCTGGATGACCAATGTTGCTCCAATTATTCAATTAGGGTTGACACCTGTGTTCTGCGATGTTAATATGCAGAATTATAGTTTTGATTTAGATGAAGCTAAACTGATAGCGAAAAAACATAGAGACATAAAACTCATCTTTGTTACTCATCTGCTAGGATTTCCTGCAGAAAATACTAAGCTAAAGGAAATTTTCCCTAAAGCTTTGATTATTGACGACGTATGCGAATCACATGGTTGTAGAGACGAAAAACAAATACGAGTAGGTAATGATTCTTTAGGGGCTACCTTTAGTTTTTACTTCGGACATCATATGTCTACTATTGAAGGCGGCATGGTTACCACTAATGATATCGAGCTTTATGATCTAATGAGAATGAAAAGAAGTCATGGTCTTGCTAGAGAATCAATAGAGTTTGAAAAGTACAAGAAACTAAGCCCAGAGATTGATCCGCAATTTATTTTTCAGACTGATGGGTATAATTTTAGAAACCATGAAATTTGCGCAGTTCTAGGATTATCTCAATTGACTAGACTTGATAGTATGGTTAAGGCAAGACGCAGCAACTATATTGAATACGTTAAAATTGTAAATGACAATCTTGATTTATTTTATTCTCATGAATATGAAACAGGCAATAGTAGTTTTTGTTTTCCCTTTATTTGTAAATCAAAAGAAATTAATTTACGTATGAAGAAAAAATTTAAAGAATATGGAGTAGAGTATAGGCCCGTGGTTGCTGGAAATCTATTATCGCAACCATTTTTGAAAAACTATAAAATGGAAACAGAGCGTAAAATTCCTAACGCTCAGATTATTCATACGCAGGGCGTTTATATTGGTAATAACCATTTTGTATCTAGATATGATATGGACTTTTTAAGAGAAATTATTAGGGAAATTTAATGACTAAATTTGCAGATGTTGTAGATAAATTTTTAGAAACAACTATTGATATTGTTTTGTCTGAAGCAAAAGGTAACCCTCCTGATGTTGAATATATTGAAACAGATTCGTTAGGTGAAGTTATTGAAAAATTAGCTATTCTTCATATTCGCACTTGGATGCTAGAAGATGCTATTCAAGCAGCAGAAACTAATGAAGAGGTTGCAGCATTAAAAAGAAAAATTGATATATGTTTTAAAGTGAAACGTCCTAAATATGTTCAAGCAATTAATGCTTTAGTTGAAAACTCAATTAGGTCGGGAAAATCTTTACGTGAGGATTCTGTTAAATTATACAAAGGTGTAGAAAATGCCTAAAATAGTATTTTTCAATCATTATCACAGAGGCGACATGCATACTCAGAAAGAGTATGTTAAACAAGTGATGCGAGAATTATCTAATTTTGAGTTCGAATATAAGCACTATAATCCTAGTAAGTTAACTAATGAGTTTGGAATAAGTCATACGGGTGTTCCCTCCCAATTAAATCATAAACAAAAATTTTATGAGCAGGGAGATACATTATTTGTTAATACCTGGGTTGGATGTGATTGGGATATATTCTGTAAGCATGGTGGTATTAATATGCATACAATTTATGAGGGATGGAGTATTATCTTTAATAAAATAAATGACGTGTTTGGTTGTAACATTAAATTACTTAATTCTAAAGAAGAGTATCTGCCAAGAATCAATTATAACTTTATAGATAAAGAAGGTATAGACTACTATATTGAAAACAACCAACCTGAGGGAAGAATGCTAATTTGTAATAATAATCCTAATTCAGGTCAATCTTTTGCTGGTAATATGGAAGAGTATATCGTAGCATTGGCAGAAGAAAACCCAGATGTGCATTTTATTTGTACAGATAACATAAGTAAAGATGTAGATAATATTATCTATACTAAAGATATCATTGGAGACGTGGGTGAAACAGACTTATTGGAAGTTTCATATCTAAGTAGATTTTGTGATGTTATTATTGGAAAAAATTCTGGTCCATATGTATTTTGTGAAACCTATGACAACTTTATGAATGAGAATAAGACATTTATTTCTTTTAATACTAAAAATCCTGCATATGATACTATTATGGAAACCATGTCCAATGGATTAGCATTGAAGTGTAAATATACTGCGGTTCCTATTATTAACAATAGGAACCTAACAGATCAGGATAAAATCAATATCTTAAGCGCAATAGTAAATATTTGAGAAAACAATGAAAGCAGCTATAGTATTATTAACTAAAGGATATCAGCATCCTCAGTTTTACGAGACCTTGATTAGACGTAATGCTCATATCTATGAAAATTTCAATAAAAGAATGAAACAAGAATATCCTTTGTTAATATTTCATGAGGGAAATATTACTGAGGAACATAAACAATTTATTTTAAGTTATGAAAAAAATTCTATAGTAAAATTTGTTGACATCGGTATAGATTTCAAATGGCCTATGACAATACATATGAATGAAGTGAGAGATCATAGATTTCATTTAGGTTATAGATTAATGTGTCGTTTTCATTCTATAAAAATTTGGAATTATGTTAAGAATTATGATTATATTTTACGTGTAGATGAAGATGCTATGATCGGCGAATTAAATTATGATATTTTTGAATATATGAAAGATCACAATTTAGATTATATGCCGTCTAGATATACGCATGAATATCATGATCTATCAAATGAAACACTACCACAAGCAGTGGAAAAATTGCTTGTAGGAAAATGGAAAGCGGATGATTATGATCAAACTACTCTATGGGCTCCTTATACTAATTTATATGCTGCAAGGGTAGATTTTTTCTTACAAAATGACGTTCAAAAATTTCTAAATGAATTAACCAATGATAAAGAATTTTTAATTAATAGATGGGGAGATGCGCCTGTACATGGTATTTGTCTTAAGGCTTTTAGTGATCCAAGTAGAATACAAGTTATTCATGACTTCGGATACATTCACGGTTCTCACCATTGCGTAACTATAAATGGTAGAGCAATGGAGGGCATAATGTCTGAACATGAAGCAAAAGTTTTTAACTGCGTACCATCAGGTAAAGCTGATATGCATTATATAGCAGCGGAGAAAGTATGAAGAAGTTAAAATTGGCATTTACCGACACTCATGATCATCTGGCTAGCTTCTTTCATTATGTATTAAGTAGTAGATATAATATTGAATTTGATAATGATAATCCAGATTTTTTAATTTTTGGTGACGATAATTTTGGTAGGGAAAATCTTAAATACTCTAAGAATAAAGTTATAAAGATTTTCTATACTGGTGAGAACAGAAGACCTGAAAATTTTGATTGCCATTATGCTATTTCATTTGACCACAACTTTGAACCATGGCATTATCGTTTACCGTTGTTTGTTATCTATATGTGGTCATGGCAATATATTCATAAAATGAAATATCAAATGGATTATATTTTTAATCCTGAATACAAGGATAAAGATTCGTTTTGTTCGTTTGTTGTCTCTAACCCAAATTGTAGGGAAAGAAATGAATTTTTCAAATTATTGAACAATTACAAAACAGTAGATAGTGGTGGTAAACTTTTTAATAATGTAGGTAAGAATGTGGATGGAGAACAAGGGAAAATAGATTTTCTTTCGACTAGAAAATTTAATATTTGTTTTGAACCCTATAGTCATCCTGGATATGTAACTGAAAAGATTCTTCATGCATTTTATGCTGGCACTGTTCCAATTTATTGGGGTAGCAATACTGTAACTTCAGATTTTAATCCAGATGCATTTATAAATGTGCATGATTTTAGATCATTTAGTGATGCCATAGAACATATAAAAGAAATAGATAATGATGATGAATTATATCACTCCTATCTTACTGCTCCTAAGTTTATCAATAATCTTCCGCCCTCTTATCTTATTTTAGATAATTTCTTAAATTGGTTTGATGCTGTGGTATACAATAGGATTCTTAATAGATGAAAATACAGACATTTATTTTTAATTGGAGAGGGCAATACGACAAAACTAAAGAAAAAATTAAGCAGCTTAAGAAGCTTAAAATTGCTCCAATAGTTATTAATAGTGATGATAACTATAAAAAAGAAAAAGGTTGGTATCATATAGGTGAGGATAGTTATTTTACTGCTCAGTTTTTAAAAGCTTTAGAATTATTTGATGGAGATGCTCTATTTCATATTCAAGCAGATGCCTCATATGATAATTGGAAACAACTATATGTAGATGCGGAAAAACATTTTAATGAATTTAACTGGGGAATTTATGCTCCAAATATAGATTATACTTGGTATGATGCGGATAAAACAGATTTAAATGCTTTTGAAATACCAAATTATAATCTTAAAATGGTAGCGAATACTGATTGTACTTGCTGGTTTATTCATAAAGATATTATAAATGAAGCAAAAAATAGGGGTGTGAATTTTGCTCCATATAAAATGGGATGGAGTTTTGATATAGTTTATCCTGCTTTGTCATATATGTTAAAACGACCAGTGCTTAGAGATTATTCACATACTATTCAACATCCTGCAGGTACTAATTATAATAAAGAGCAGGCAGAATGGGAAATGCGATCTTTGTATTTATCCTTGCCTGCTGATATACAAGAAGCGTTTGGTTATATTAAATCTGACAGAAGTAAACTTTATAAGTACTACATGTAATATGTTTAACATATCCAATATTGATTCGTTAGTAAAAACTAATCAAACTATAAACACGTTATTTAAAGAAAAAAAATCATTTTCTGTAATCCGAGTAGGTAACACTGAAGGATATGTTCTACAATGTTTAGATAAAGGGGAAATGCCTGTAGATCAGTTTAAAGCATTTTTATTCTATACGGCAGGTGTGTTTCCTGTGGACTACGAATATTTAAGTAAAATCTATGCCCCGTATAACTTCAATGCTATGAATAATGCCGATTTACTTGGATTTATAGATATATCTGGTGAAATTAGAAAAGATAATAGTTTTTTATCGAAATTTAAAAATGAAAAATTTTACTTTGAGGACATTTACGCATTAGATCCAGCATTTCTTAAATCTAATACCTTTTTAAATGTGTCTACTAGTGATCCATGGACTTTAAATCTTAAAGGAAAAAAGGTATTAATAATATCAGCATTTGAACAAACTATAAAAAAACAATGGCAAATAAAGGAAAAAATATGGGGTATTGATTTGAATAGAATACTTCCCTTTGATCTTGTTGGTATTATTAAATCTCCATTCAATCCAATGATAGACAATAAGCAATATCTATTAAATGATCTATTCTCTAATGTTACAGGTTGGCATGATTGCTTAAGTACTATGACTTATATGATGGACAGTTATGATTATGATGTGGCATTGATAAGTGCTGCAGCATATTCCCCAGCATTAGCCAATTATGCAAAATCTAAAAATAAAATTGGCATAACTGTATGTGGCGCACTACAATTATTTTTTGGTATTAAAGGTCCTCGATGGGAATCGGGTTCATTATCTGAATGGAGTACTATGTTTAATGAATATTGGCGGTATCCATTAGAAGAGGATTTACCTAGCCACAGACATATTTTTGAAAGTATAGAATCTGCTTATTGGAAAAAATGAAATCAGTAATAATACATCATCATCTGGGTATAGGCGATCATTTTATTTGTAATGGGTTAGTTCATTCTATCAGCGACGAATACGATGAAGTACATTTAGTTTGTAAAAAATCTTGTTATAATACGGTAAAACATTTATATGAGGATTACCCTAATATTAAAGTTATACCTGTTGCAAATGAGGCTGAGGACATATATAAATATGCAGCAAGCACGGGAATACCTTTAGCTAAAATAGGATTTGAGGAATTAGATAAATCTAAGTTTGAAAGATCGTTCTACGAATTAGTTAACGTTCCATTACAAAATAGATTTACTAGATTTAGATTCCCAATTAATCTCAATAAGTCTATTCTTTTTCATAAAAAAGTAGTCGAAAACCTGGGTAAAGATTATATTTTTGTTTTCAATACTAGTACACATTGTACACATGAACTAAAATTAACTACAAATCTAAAACAATTTACTGCGGAAAAGTCTGATACTACAGATATTTTAGATTATATTCACACTATAATTTATGCAAAAGAAGTGCATTTTATCAATAGCGGATTATGGCCAATGATAGTTCAGTTACACTATCTTCAACTTTTAAGAGCTAATAGAATTTGTTTTCACGATGTAAGAAAATTGTCTGAGGGAGGATTAAAGATAGATATTCCTCCAGGTATAGAAATTATAAAATATGAGGTTTAAATGGAATTAAATTCTAAAATTTTTGTTGCTGGTCATAATGGATTAGTTGGTTCGGCTATTTTCAAAAAATTAACAGATGATGGATATACCAATATTGTTACTAGATCTAGAAAAGAGTTGAATTTAATAGATCAGATAGAAGTGAAAAGCTTTTTTGAAAAAGAAAAACCAGACTATGTTTTTGCTGCAGCTGCAAAGGTAGGGGGAATTTTTGCTAACGACGCGTATTGTGGAGATTTTATTTATGAAAATCTAATGATCCAAAACAATTTGATTCATAATTCGTTTTTGACAGGTGTGAAAAAATTTTGCTTTTTGGGGTCGGTGTGTATCTATCCTAAATTTGCTCCGGTACCAGTTAAAGAAGAATGTTTATTAACTGGCGAATTAGAACCAACTAATGATGCTTATGCGGTAGCAAAAATCGCAGGTATAAAAATGTGTCAAGCATATTATAAACAATTTGGATTCCAAAGTATATGTTTGATGCCTGCTAATTTATATGGACCAAGAGATAATTTTCATCCAGATAATGGGCACGTGATACCCGCTATGCTTACTAAATTTAATACTAAACATGATTCAGTCACACTGTGGGGAGATGGAACACCTACCAGGGAATTTTTGTATTCTGAAGATCTCGCTGATGCTTGCGTTTTCTTAATGAAACATACAAACACTGGAAAAGCAGACCTCATCAATGTTGGTTCTGGTTTTGATATCTCTATTCGGGATCTAGCAGAACTAATTAAAAATGTAACAAAGTATGATGGTAAAATCTATTGGGATACAACTAGACCTAATGGCACACCTAAGAGACCTTTAGATTTCACAAAGATAAAAAGTTATGGGTGGGAACCCAAGCATTCGTTTTTTGAAGGTATTGCTAAGACATATCAATGGTTCAAGGAAAATAAACTATGAAAGAATTATTCACTTTAGGTGATTTGTATGTATCTGATTTTTTAGCTGAGGACGAATCTCCTCGCGGTGGCCGCGTGGAAATGAAAATGATGTTTGATGAAAAAACCTCAGCAGTAAGATTGGAAACAGCTGCACCTTTAGATACTATGTATGGAAAATATTGGTATCGATCAGGTATTAATCAAACTATGACTAACGAATTAAAGGGAATCGTTGATAATATCAATAGCCTTATTAAGTTAAAAAAATCTGATGTATGGTTAGATATTGCTTGTAATGATGGCACTCTACTAAGTTTTGTATCTAAAGACCTAATAAGAATAGGTGTTGATCCTGTAGACGATACGTATAAAAATGAATCCGTTAAACATGCTGACCTCATAATTCAAGATTATTTTACACATAGTGCATTAAAAAAATCCAAATTTGGAAAGCATAAGGCAAAGGTTGTTACGACAATTGCAATGTTCTACGATTTAGAAAATCCTGAAATTTTTCTAAAAGATGTCTATAATGTGATGGAGGATGATGGATTATTTGTTTGTCAAATGAGCTATACACCATTAATGATAGAACAAATGGCTTTTGATAATATTTGTCATGAGCATATCTTTTATTATTCTCTTAAGACAATTAAAACATTATACGAAGCAAATGGTTTCAAAATTGTTGATTGCCAATTGAATGACATCAATGGTGGATCGTTTAGAGTTTATGCAATGAAAGATGTGGGTGATATTACTAAATTTTCTACACAACCCAATAGAGATGTTTGCAATTTCAGAGTTCAATCTTTACTAAGATATGAAAAAGAACAGGAATATAATACTCCTGGGATTTGGAATTTATTTTATAAGAATTTATTAGAATTAAAAACTAAGACATATAATTTTATTAAGCAAGAAAAAGCTAAAGGGAAAACTATTTGGGGATATGGTGCATCAACAAAGGGTAATACATTATTGCAGTTTTTTAATTTAGATCATACCATGATTGATGGCATTGCAGAAAGAAGTCCATATAAATTTGGTCTTAAAACTGTTGGAACTAACATTCCTATTTATTCTGAAAAAGATATGAGATTAGCTAAACCAGATTATCTTTTAATATTGCCATGGCATTTCATTAATGAATTTATTGAAAGAGAAAAGGACTATCTTAATGCTGGTGGTAAATTTATTGTACCTTGTCCTAAATTTTTAGTAATATGAATGTAATATATGCTCCTATATCTATCGGAGAACTAATTGATAAATTAACTATTCTTGAAATAAAAAAGGAACAGTTAACAGATCCTGTTCGAATTGCTAATGTCATAGCTGAAGAACAGGAACTACTTAAATTATTGGATAAAAAATCTATTAAGAATTATTCAATAATATTTAATGATTTGAAGGAAGTTAACTATGGTATATGGGATGGTGAGAATACCATTAGAAAACTTTCTAAGGAAAATAGATTAGATAAATATTTTATAGATACTGCGGTAAAAATCAGAGAATATAATGATAAGCGTTCAGTGATCAAACACAAATTAAATCTAGAAGCCAATTCCAAAATAGTAGAAGAAAAATCATTTTTTGAAAATTAATATATGACAACTGTTACTATTATTACAGCCACAACAGGTGCTAACTATTTGAAAGATAATTTAGTATCTGTCGAAGGACAGTCAATTTCTAATAACATAAAATTACAACATTTAGTTGTCGTAGATGGTAGGCATCATTTAGATAAGGTCACAAAACAACTATCAGGAAAAGAAGATCTTATTGTTTTGCCATATGCCACGGGTACTGAACAATACAATGGTCATCGAATTTATGGAGGTTGTACCTATTTTGCAAAAGGTGACTATATAATGTATTTGGATGAGGATAACTGGATAGATCCGAACCATGTACAAAGTTTAGTAGATGTATCTGATCAGATATCCTTTTCTTGTTCTTTGAGAAAAATAACAGATATGAATGGCAACTATATTTGTAATGATGATTGCGAAAGTTTAGGTAATTGGAAATCTGTAATAGGTGATTATTTTGTAGATGTTAACTGTTTCTTTTTACCTAAAAAAATAGCATTACAACTATCCCCGTTATGGTTTAGACGAGCTAGACATTCAGAAGATCAACCTGAGATTGACAGGATATTGACAAGTACTTTAAAAGATAATAAAATAAGATGTAATGTGACAGGTTTTTATACTGTAAACTATAGAGCAGGCAATAGAGCCGATTCTGTTAGTCCTGCATTTTTTATTGAAGGCAACAGACTTATGAAAAAGCATTATGGAAATTTACCATGGAAAAAATAAATTACAAATATAATGAGGATGTTCTAATAAATCAATTAAAACTTTACGTTGATAGTACGTATACAGAACATTATGCACGAGGAAATATACAAACTACAGAATTCATTATTGATGCTGGTCATGGAATTGGCCATACTGTAGGCAACATAATGAAATATTGTCAAAGATATGGAAAAAAAGATGGTAGAAACAGAAAAGATATTTTAAAAATTTTACACTATGCTTTGATAATGTTACATGTTCATGATTTAGAAGTAAAACCAAATATATCAAAGTTAACTTTGATAGATGATAAGGATATTTAATATGCAGATTAGTAAAGAAACAATTGATATTTTAAAGAATTTTGCAAGTATTAACAGCAATATTCTTATTCGTAAAGGAAAAGCTTTATCAACAATTAGTACAGCAAAAAATATTTTTGCTAAAGCCAATGTTATTGAGGATTTTCCAGTTGAAGTACCTATCTACGATCTAAATTCGTTGCTAGCCTTATTAACATTGATGGAAAATCAAAATGTGGAATTCGGCGATAAATCTCTTACTATTTCAAAAGATGGTGGAAAATTTGAATACTTTTACTCCAGCCCAACTGTAATTATTGCCGCTCCGGACAAAACAATTGAGGTAGATAATCATTTTCAGTTTAAATTATCTGCAGAAGATGTTCAAATGATTATGAAAGCTGCAGCAATTACAGCTGCTCCTACAATTTCCGTTGTTTGTAAACATCAGCAAGTTGTTTTAACTATTGGAGATAAAAAAAATGATACTGCGAACACTTATAAGAAAAGTATCGGTACTGGTTTAGAGGATTTCGATTGTCATGTTGCAGTGGAAAATTTTAAAGTGATACCCGATGCCTATACTATTACTATTTCTAAAAAGAAGTTATTGCATTTTAAACATGAAACTAAAGACATAGAATATTTTATAGCAATGGAACCGGATTCTGTGGTATAACAATTATTTTAAGGGAAATCCAGGTGGAAGATAAAAAAATTAAAATTAAATATCAGCCTAAATCTGAAATACTAGAATCTAAGCAAGAAGAGAATAGTAAACAATTATCCATTATGATTGCTACCCCTATGTATGGAGGATTATCTTATCATGGTTATGTCAGCGGATTAATCGGTAACATTCTAGATTTGCGCTTTAATAATATTGGGGCATACTGGACCTTTGTGGCAAATGAAAGTTTAATTACGAGAGGCAGAAATTTTTTAGTAGATCAATTTATGAAATCTGAATGTACTCATCTAATGTTTATAGATGCAGATATTCATTTTCCTGAAGGAGCAATAAGAAAATTATTGAATGCCAACAAAGATATTATTGGGGTACCTTATCCCAAAAAAGGAATAGATTGGGATAGAATTAATGAAATTATAAAACTCAATAAACACATAGAAGAACCTTTGCCTTTACATAAATTTGGCGCATCCTATGTGATTAATTATATTGATAATAACAATCCCCCCTCTCCTGATGAAAACGGGGCAGTAGAGGTTGCTCATACTGGTACAGGATTTTTGCTTATTAAAAGAGAAGTATTTACAAAATTATTTCCTTATATGAAACAAGCAAGGGCAGCTAATTTCGGCAGACACAATAATTGGTATACTGAATATTTTAGAACAGATATTGATGAAAATACCGGAGTATTATTATCAGAAGATTGGTGGTTTTGTGATAGATGGAGGGAAATAGGCGGTAAGGTTTATATAATGCCTGATATTGTTTTAGATCATATTGGTACTTATGTTTTTACTGGTGATCTAGCAGCAGCAGGTGCAAATGTTAGTTGATTATATTATGATGGATATATTATGGAACGAAATGAAAATCAATTTCTTTGGGTTGAGGCGTACCGACCAAAAAAATTAGATGATTGTATTTTACCCGAATCTCAAAAACTAATGTTTAGAGAAATGCTGCATAGAGGCGAGATTCAAAATATGTTACTATGTGGTTCCTCTGGTGTAGGAAAAACTACAGTAGCTAGAGCACTTTGCGAAGAATTAAATACAGATTATATTATTATTAACGGTTCCGAGGAATCGGGGATTGATGTACTTCGAACTAAAATAAAGCAATTTGCCTCGACAGTTTCTTTTAGTGGAAAAACTAAAGTTGTAATTTTAGACGAGGCAGATTATCTTAATCCGAATTCTACTCAACCCGCATTACGAGCATTTATCGAGGAGTTCTCTGCCAATTGTAGATTTATTTTTACTTGTAATTTTAAAAATAGAATAATTGCTCCACTGCATTCTAGATGCGCTGTCTTTGAATTTAAAATTACAAAAGAGGATAAACCTAAGATTATGGCTAAGTTTTTCAATAGAGTAAAACAAATTTTACAAATTGAAAAAATTGAATGTGATCTAAAGGTAATTGCTAAAGTTATTGAAAAACATTTTCCCGATTATAGAAGGGTATTGAACGAATTACAAAGATATTCAGTATCGGGTAAGATAGATGAGGGTATTTTAGTTAATTTAAGTGAGGATAATCTAAATATACTTAAAAATGCATTGAAGGATAAAGACTGGAAGTCCATGCGCTCTTGGGTCACAAATAATCTTGATAATGATCCTACTTCCATCATTAGAAAAATATATGATCATCTTTCTAATGACGTTGTGCAAATTCCCCAACTTGTTCTCATACTAGCAGATTATCAGTATAAATCTGCATTTGTTGCGGATCAAGAAATAAATCTAGTTGCTTGTCTTACTGAGATTATGGCTTCTGTTGAAATAAAATGACAAGCAAAAAGAAGAATAATTCTATAGAAGATAAAAAAACTAACCCTAAAGATATTTTCGGAGATACTCTAACTAGAATACAAACAGACTCAGAAATAACAGAAATACATTTTACGCCTTTTGATTTTATAAATGCAATTCATTTTTCTAAAGAAAATCTTATAGTTGATGATTGGACAGAAAAACAATATAACCCTTACATTGTAAATAAAGGATTATCTTTTGGACCTGATACAGTTATACCTGCTAATGAGATGAATTCTAGACCTCATTTGGAAAAGAAACTACAATTTTCTTTTTTAATAAATACAGTGAGAGCCAAGAAAAGATTTAATAAATGGATTAAGTCTGAAAAAATTGATAAGATCGAGATAATAAAAGAATACTATGGTTATAGCACAGAAAAGGCTCGCCAAGTTCTATCACTTCTCGATGACTTTCAAATTGAAATAATAAAAACAAGATTATCAAAAGGCGGTAGAAATGGATGATGTTTTCAAAATAGATTTTCCTGGTTATACTCCACTTGAAGTAACCCTTGTGCACCCTGACGATTTCTTAAAGGTTAGAGAAACACTTACACGTATTGGGGTGGCTTCAAGAAGCGATAAAATTCTTTATCAATCATGCCATATTTTACATAAGCAAGGTAGATACTATATAGTACATTTTAAGGAACTGTTTGCCTTAGATGGTAAACATGCAGATCTTACAGATAATGATTTACAAAGAAGGAATACTATTGCCAATTTACTAGTTGATTGGGGACTGGTTACTATAAATGAAGCTAAAAATTTTACAGACACAGCACCACTTTCTCAAATAAAAGTAATTTCTTTTAAAGAAAAGAATAACTGGGAATTACAAACTAAGTATAATATTGGTAAGAAAAAGTAATAAACTATATAAATAATTTTATTCCCTGATTGGGGACTAGCATTCCGAGATAAGGCTAGTAATAATTTCTCGGACCAATGCCATTTGGGTTGGTATTTTTTAACTCGCTTAATAAGGAGATGTAAATGACACTAATGTTACCTTCAGTTTTTAAAGATATGGATAAGTTTCTAGTTGGTTTTGATGAAACTTATAATCGTATGTCTAAATTTCATGATGATTTCACTAAGAATATACCTAACTATCCTCCGTACAACATTCGTAAAGTTGAAGAAAACAAATACGTAATTGAATTGGCAGTTGCCGGTTTTGGTAAATCTGATATTGAAATTTGTATTGAGGATAATAAATTAATTGTGACTGGAAATGCTAAGGAAGATAGTGAAAATTTTCTTTACAAAGGCATTGCTAATAGGGCTTTTACCCGTACCTTTTTACTCAATGATCATATAGAAATTAATGATGCAGCGATGATGAATGGTATGCTTAAAATTGCCTTAGAAAAAATTATCCCCGAGCATAAAAAGCCTAAAAAAATTGAAGTTAAGGATGGAGAAACAAAAACGTCCAAAACTAAATTTTTAACCGAGAAAGAAATCGATGAACCAAATATTTAAATGGGTGTCTAAATTTTTTAGAACATCAAGCTATGCTGAGGATTATTTATCCAAAAGTATAGATAATGTCGATTTTATTTGTCGAGAAAAATATCTCAGGGAAAAAGGTTTACTATGAAGTTTTTAAGAAATATATTATGTGCCATTATCAAGGGCAGACAAATGCGAATTGATAAGCAAGTGCAAAATATTATTAGTAATCGTTACAGAGATATTATTTAAATTGAGGGGGAGAAATCCCCCTCATCCGAGGAAATTATGATAAAAATCATTAAGTTATCAACAACAGAAGAAATAGTGGGTAAAGTTGTTCGTGATCCCGAAAATAATTCTTGGTTTGTGATTCAGCCGTGTGCTATTACTTTATTGCCAACACATTCTACAATGGATCGTCATGCTATGGGATTGGTGCCATATGCTGGTTATACTAAGGGCCATACTGTTTCTATTAGAGATAATATGATAGTGTGGATGGCGGATCCTGCTCCGGAATTGGAAATTGAATACAATAAGGCAATGGAAGTGCCAATGTATTTTGCTAACGATTTACAACCTAATAGATGAAACATAAGAAGAATGGACCAGTAGTTTACATTGATCCAAGTACAGGTTTACCTAAATGCTCACCAGATAAATGTGCAGATAAATTAACAGAGTATTCTGAATTTAAGGAAACAAATTATAAGTGGGTAGGTGGACCAGTATATCATCTTTATTATTTTTCTATTTGTAAAGAATGTGGTACAAGAACAATAACTGCATCCAACAAAAAGAAAACTGATCAATCGTATAAAATCGCGTTAGATAATCAAGGAATAGATCCACAAGTCAAGGAGCTGGTGAATGTCAGATAAAAAACATAAAAGAGTGGAAAAAGGTACAAGACAAAATGGGTCCAAGACTGCTACCATGAATAAACAAACAAAAAAATCATACAAAAAATATAGAGGTCAGGGAAAATAATTCATTTTTGCTTGACAGCTATTACTTTTTTCTATATAATTATTTTATGGTAGGTAGCACTGGTGTGCGGCGGAGACTTATAAACTCTGGAGACTGGTCAGATGGGCTGGGACGGAAAGGTTCAAATCCTTTACCTACTACCAAGACTAATGCCCAGGTGGCGAAATAGGTGAAACGCAACAGACTTAAAATCTGTCACATTAGAAACACTGCCGGTTCGAATCCGGCCCTGGGTACCATTTATGCCTTAGCAGACAACAAAATGATCCCCAAAAGTATAAAAACATACGAAAATATTTAAAGGATGTTTTGTGCGGCCATAGCTCAGTGGTCAGCAGCGCCCGGCTCATAACCGGTGGGTCCCTGGTTCGAATCCAGGTGGCCGCACAAAACATCTTATAAATACATGACTAACGCGGGTTGGTGAAAAGGTATCACAGAGGACTCATAATCCTCAGTCTCTAGTTCGAATCTAGAACCCGCAACCAATTCTATCACTTCTTGCAGATAAATTCTGCAATATCCTTATTACCCATCAAAAAATATGGAGCGTACCAGCCTAACAGCGAGTACGCTACCATAATATCAATCCATACTAATTGGTTTGATTGCTGGTTTACCAATTGGTCTTACTCCTGGTGATGGACCGCTAGACATGGGGCTTGGCATAGGGTCGGGATCCGTTCCCATATCACCTCGCATTGGTAAATCATTCATTTGAAATGATGCGGGACCCAGGGGCCTTGGACCTAAAGTTTTCATTCCCCCATTGGCGCCATTCATTGCATTTGCCTGAGCTGCAGCACCTGCCATTGCTGCTTCTTTGCCCGAACCTGCTAGCATAATACCAGAAAGAGTACCACATAAAAATGTAGCTACAGGTATTATTAATTCAAAGAATTTTTGATCTATAGGACTAATAGCATTTAGAGGTTGCGTGACAAACATGATACTATAAAGAACAGTAAAAACAATCCCAATAAGAGTGAGCGCCAGACAGACTCCGATAACGAACTTAAGACGAACCATAAGTTCATTTTCAGTATATCTTTCGCCAGGTTTTGATCTTGGTTCTGTTTTGTGCTCATGTTTTTCTTCCTTTTTAGAAGAGATTTTTTTTTCAGAGATATCAATTTTAGCAGGTATACCAGTTTGCTTTTGTGCACCATCATTTGTTCCGGGATCTTTAAAAATATTTTTTATACTCATTATTTTCCTCTACAATCAGAACAACTGTTTCTACTTGGATTATTATAAGATGCCACACCTTCTTGACCTTTAAAAATATGCTCAGGGCAATCTCTGGATACTTCACAGTATGGTTTTTTACAAAAATCTTTTTCCCAATTATCCGGATTTTGACACGGATATCTGTATCTTGAATCACAACCAAATAATATTAAAGTAAAAAAAATAGTTATTAAATATTTAAACATTGTATTTTATTTAGAAATATTAATGGGATTAATTTTTGGTTTAGCATTAAAATTTTCCTTCTGTCTATTTATATACTTATCTAAAATGGCATTTCCTACCCATGCTGTCATATATCCCATAAAATACCATTCACTAAATCGTTCTTCTACTATTAAATAAACGAATCCCCACGTACTAACTATCCAAGCTCCAAATCTAACAAATTTCTTTTCATCCAATCTTCCATCAATACAAATTAAATCTTTTATATCTATTTTGTTATCACTATGTCTATGCCAAATTAATAAAACTAGTAATAAAAATAATACTACTATCGCTAATACGAAAGACATAGTTATTTGAAAATTAATCATATATTATTTATTTGCTAAAGGATTATCCAGTGCTTTCTTGAGCTTATCATCTATGTCTCTCTCAAGTTTCTTCATTTTGGCATCTATATCTTTGTTGTTGGCATTTATGGCCTTGGTATTTTCAGCTGCCATTGAAGATACGACCTTGGTATTTTCAGCTGCCATGCGATTCATTTCTTTAGTAGCAGCATTAATTGATGCATCGGCTTGTTTTTGAATGTTTCTTACATCAGTTTTTACTTCAGCTACAGTCTTATCAATTTCTCTTTGTTGAGTTTTGTTACCACGCTCTACATCTTCAACTGTTTTCTCGAGGCGACGAATATCATTCTTCAGATCATTCTTAATGTCACGGGTATATTCTGCAGTCTTATCGCTTCCTTCCTGAACTGCCTTGGCTGTCTTGGCAGAGTTTTCTTCTATGACAGCCAGTCGCTTATCAAACTCTGAGAAATCTGGGCTAACATACTCGGCAATTTTCTTTTTCATGCTCATGTAGTCTTTGTATATCTCAAAGGTACCATACAGACCACCTAAAATAGATGAAACTAAAGTAAAGGCTACCATGAGTTTAGCTGGCGTAAATTCGTAACCGCCTATACTAATAACTGTATCTTTGCTAGCATACTTTTTAACTGCTGCTTCGGCATCGTCAATTTTTTTGTTGACGTCTTTGATTTCTTCGGTCATTTTAACCCCTATTCTTCTTTTTTACCGGTAAAGCTGCCAGAATCATTAAACCAATTACGAATAATATAACGTGAAACAATGGCAAATAATTGTAGTTTTCCATGTTATCTCCTGTATTGTTGATCGATCATTTCTTGATG